CGTATTGTTCATCGGCCAAGCAGCCGAAAACAACGGCAAAATTCTACCCATTAATGCACAAAGCGACTTTGATGCTGAGTTTGGCGTAGCCGACTCACCGTTAAAAACCCAAGTTAAAGCATGGCAGCGCAACGGCGACGACCTAGTAAGTGGTTATGCAATAGCGCACGCAATCGACGCCGACGTAATGGCACTTATTGACGAAGCAATGGATCAAGACGTAAGCCCCGAAATTATTGTTATTTGTACACCCGTAACAGGCAAAGCAGAAATCGAAAGCTATCAAGCAAAGGCGCTTGAGGTTCTATCTGGCCTTGCGCGCCGTGTTCGTTTTTTACTGGCCGCGCCAGGTTTAACGGCTGAGCAAAACTGGACAGATTTAGTGACAGCATTACAACCATTAACCGATGGTGTCGTGGGTGACCGAGTGGCCGTGGTGCCATTACTGTTTGGTGACGAACTAGGCGCTGTAACAGGTCGCTTATGTAAAAGCGCAGTCACCATTGCTGACAGCCCAATGCGCGTACTGACTGGTGCAATGTCGCTCATGCCATTGCCTGAAGATGCAGCAGGCAACCCGCTAACCAATGCAACAACCGAAGCACTTGATGCGCTGCGCTTTAGCTGTACGCAGTTTTATCCTGACTTTGATGGCGTTTATTTTGGCGACGTAAACATGCTAGACGCCGAAGGTGGTGACTTTCAGCAGATTGAAACAGGACGCATTGTAGATAAAGCAGCGCGAGCTGTGCGCATTATTGCAATTCAGCAAATTAAAAACCGCCGCTTAAATAACAGCACCAGTGGTATTGAGTTTGGCAAGCGTGTGATGGGTAAACCACTGCGCGATATGAGCAAGTCTATCAACATTGGTGCTGATAAGTTCCCGGGTCTTATTGATGCGCCAAAAGATGACAGCATCAGCCTAACGTTTATGAACGCAACCACATTGCAAGTCGTTCTCAAAGTTAAGCCAATCGATTCACCCAACACCATCATAGTTGGCATCATGTTAGATAACGCAGAATAGGAGCGCGAACATGCAAAAAGTATTAGGCGGTAAGGATTTTGACATCTTCATTGGTAGTTCAATGGTGCATGTCATGGAAGCCACAGTAAAAATTACCGACGGCCGCACGGTAAAAAAAGTGCGCGGTATACCAAAAGGTTTTATTGATGGCGATGTAGAAGCAGAAGTAACGCTAAAGCTCGATCACGAAAACTGGTTAATTGTGCAAGCGCAAGCTGAAAAAGCAGGCAGCTGGAAAGGTATTGAACCGTTCGATGTGGCATTTAATGCTGAAGTGGCCGCAGGCAAAAAGAACGTAGAAGCATTTGGTTGTTTGCCACAGCTAGACGAAATTTTAAACATCAAAGCGGATGGCGGTGAAGAAGACACCACATCAATTAAGTGTCCAGTTACCAGCCCTGATTTTGTAAAAATCAATGGCGTGCCGTACCTAACAGCAGATGAAGTGAGAGACTTGTAATGACTAAAGCCATTCGCAACTTAAATGCAGCAACACTATTAAGCACCATGCAAGCGTGTGGGCATAAAGTATTTGAGGGTGAACTAAACCTAAACATCATAGGTATTCGCCATGCAAACACACGCGTCAATACGTTTAACGATGCAATTTGTGTGCTGTATCAGCAAAATGGCGAATGGCAGTTAAAGCAGTTTAAAGCCACAACAGACGCAGGCACATACTGGCGCAAAAACCCAATGAACATAGACGGCACCGCTGTGCTAATTGCAGGGCAGCATAGAAGTTTATGGGCGCTGGGTTATCACCAGGGCAAATACCGCGCCCTTGTACAACATAAACCGGTTGTTGTCCTACGTGACAATAACCAAAACACCGAGTTAGACACGGACGTCACACCCCAAGCAGTACTGCAGCAAGGTTACTTTGGCATTAACTGCCACCGCGCAAATAGCAAAACCACATCTACACAGGTAGATAAATGGTCTGCTGGTTGCCAGGTGTTTGCAAACCCAAATGACTTTGATGAATTTATTGCTTTGTGTGAGCAATCAGCAGCCAAGTATGGCCCTTATTTTACCTACACACTGCTAGACCAAGCAGACATAAAAGAGAGTGAATAATCATGGCGTTTGAGAAAAAAATCACATTAGAAACACCCGTTGGCGACATTACATTTAACGTAAATGCCGCAGACTACAACAAATACATTAACGCGACGCAGCCAAATAACAAAGTACAGCCAGCCACTAACTTTGTATTAAACACAGTGGTTGAAAGTGATGCTAAAAAAGTTCAAGAACTGGTGAAACAGCCGGGCGCAGCATTGTTTTTAGTAGGCGCGATTGTTGAAGAATACCAGCCAGAGTTTAATTTTACCGTAAAAAAATCGAAGGCCGAGCCAAGCAAATAGGCAAAAACAGACTCGATCAGTTACTGGCATACCACGCTAAATACTTCAGCAACATGCCAGTAACCAACGAAAGCTTGGCACAGGCGCTTTACCTTGAAACATCACAGCAAGAAAACTTTGTAACCGCCGTAAATAACGGCATTTGCACAGCATTAGGCGGCGAGTAATTTAATGGCAACACTCAGCAAGTTAGATAAGTTGACTTATTCAATCGGCATCATCGACAAGGTGACAGGGCCGGTTAATAAAGTCATGGCTAAAATTAATCAGCTGAGCCAGCAAACAGCCGCTGCGCAAGACCAAATGATGCGTGGCGCAACCACCGCCGTTGCCGGTGGTTATGCACTGGCTAAATCACTGGCCCCCGCCATTGATCACGTTGCCGCTTTGGGCGAAGTGCAATCACTCGGCGTTGCCGACGACGCATTACAAAAACTCACTAAAACATCGTACGAATTTGGTTTTCAATTTGGTGGTAACTCAGCTGAGTTTGTCCGCAGTGCATACGATATTCAATCAGCCATTGCCGGACTAACGGGCGATGAGTTATCAGAATTTACTAAAACATCAAACATACTAGCGGTAGCAACCAAAGCCGACGCAGCCACTATTACCAGCTACATGGGCACCATGTATGGCATATTCGAAAAAACAGCCAACAAAATGGGCAAATCTAATTGGGTAAACCAAATAGCAGGCCAAACAGCAACCGCAGTACAGCTTTACAAAACCACCGGTGCAGAAATGCAAGCGGCGTTTTCAAACCTTGGCGCAACCGCAACAAACATCGGGCTAAGCTCAGCACAGCAATTTGCCCTAGTAGGCGAGTTACAGCTAGTGGCTAAGTCGGGTTCAGTTGCGGGCACTCAGGCTGCATCGTTATTACAAGGTATTGGCAAGGCACAAGAAACGCTAGGCATAGAATTAACAGCTGATAATGGCGATATGCTTGCAATAGACGTGGTGCTAGGACGTATTAACAACCGTCTATCATCGTTGGGTTCTGTTGCGCGCGGCGACGTGCTAACGCAAATATTTGGTAAACAAGGTGCAAAAGCGGTCGACGTACTAAGCACTAAAGTCGACAAATTAAAAGACGGCATTGCCGTTTTTGAAGGCGTGCAAGACAACTCAAAAGCGGCCGAAATGGCAAACATCATTGCCAGCCCATGGGATAGGCTGGGCGGCTCATTCAATGCCGCCGCTACAGCAATGGGTAACCGTTTATTACCCGTGGTAGAGCCGTTCGTTGAAATGCTCGCCGCAGGCTTTGCTTATATAGTTTCATTAACCGAGCAATTCCCTGTTTTATCCAGCACAATAGCAACCGTTGTGGTTGGCGTGGTGGGTTTAGTAACCGTATTTGGTTTAGTAAATTTTTCAATGGGTTTACTTAAATTTTCAGGGTTAACGCTTACCTCAGTTTTTGGTGGGCTTACATCAGTTACAGGGCTTTATACAAAAGCCAACAAAGCGCTAGCCGGATCATTGGCTACATCAACCAAAGCAACACACAGCGCATCATTAGCGAGCAAGCTTTTTGCTGGCGTTACAGCGAGAGCCACGTTAGCACAAAGTAGATTCCACACCACAGCAGCGTTTACAGGTGGCTATTTACCAGCACTGGGTGCTTATGCCAAAGGTGCGGCTGTCAGCGTGGGTAAGTTTGCTATGGGCCTATTTAACGTCACTCGCATCATGGGGTTTTTAAATGCCGTAATGTTGGCCAACCCATTAGGCGTGATCATCGGTTTAGTGGTTTTACTCGCCGCATTAATCTATAAATTTTGGCAACCCATCAAAGCCTTTATGAGTGGTTTTTGGGATGGCTTTGTACACAGTTTTGCACCAGTCATTGATGCATTTAGCGAGCTGGGTGCAGCATTTTCGCCTATTATTAACGCAGTTAAAAGCGTGTTTAATTGGTTTGTATCGTTGTTTACACCGGTTGAACAATCAAGCCAGGCGCTAGCCGGGGTAGCATCAGCAGGTGAAGTTTTCGGTTTAGTGTTTGGTGCCGCATTAAACTTAATACTGTTCCCGATCAAAGCGGTTATTTGGTTTATAACTAAGCTTGTTAACGTCATCACTTGGGTAGCGAGCGCTATTAACGGTATGTGGAATGCGGTTAAATCTCCGTTAGGCAGCTTTTTCGACTTCATCAAAACCATATTTGGATTTACACCAATGGGCATGATGATGAAAGGCTATGGCAAAGCGTTCGACTGGTTAAGTGAAAAGGTAGGTGGTTTAAAAGGTATTGCCGATTCAATAAAAGACTTCTTTAATTTTGGTGATGATGAAACAGAAATAAAAGCAACAAAAGTAACGCAAGCCGCACAACCAAAAACAATGGTTATGCAAAACGCCGATCAAGCTTACAGCCGTGACTACGGCCAAGCAGTAATTAACAAAGCAGCTAAGTTACCAGCCAATACAGTTGCCGCAAACGATGCCACTTATTTACCAAGTACAGCTAGTAACGCATTGACAGTACAACCCAAAGTAATGACTGAGCGTGAAGCCGCAAACGATGCCTTTAAATTTACTAGCCAGCGCTTACCTGCAGTGCCGACAGATACTGCAGCACCGTTAAATTTAGAGTCGCAAGCACGTAGCCAAACGTTAATAAACCGCGCGTTCCCAAGCGAGCAAAACAGGGCAGTAACTAACAGCGCAGCCAGCACTGCAATTAATGACGCTGTAAATAACACGCAGGCATTAACAGAGGTAAATAGCAGTGTAACTAACGCTACGCAAAGCAACTTAGCGCCAGCGGCCATAACTGCCCAACCAAAAGCAATGACCGAGCGTGAAGCCGCAAACGATGCGTTTAAATTTACTAGTCAGCGCCTGCCCGCTGTGCCAACCGACAACACAGTACCACTAAATTTAGAGTCGCAAGCACGTAGCCAAGCGTTAATAAATAACGCATTCCCAAGCGTTAAAAATAACGCAGTAACCACAGCTGCTAACGATGTCGCAAACTCAACTAGTGCAACAACGGCCAGCATCAATAGCAGTGCTATTAACTCAGCATTACAAAACAGCACAGCTAACAATTTTACTAACGCGGCTAATTCGCCAATATTTAGCAGCTCACAAGCGCAACTATCAGGCGTTAACCAAACGGTTTCGCCTTTGCAGCCCTTGCCAACGGCTAAAACAGATCAGGCAATTACCAACACGGCAAACAACAGCGCATATAAAGTTGACCAACTAAGCACTGAGCAACAACAGCAAAGCAATAGTTATAAAGCCAAGGTACAAAAGTCTGCGTTTTTACAAAACCTAACCAGCAATACAAATAACAGCAGCAGTTCTAGCGACAGCGATAACCGTAAGAGCGTGCATATTGAAACCGTGAACTTTAAATCTGACGACTTAGCACAAAGCTTTGAGCAAATGATGGAGCTAGCAGGTTAATGAAATTTGATATAGCACTACACATAGACCTAGAAATACAAGACGGCGATTTCATGCTTAACGACTCGTTAAGCCCAAGCACGTTTAAAAAAGCCGACGTAATAAGTCAAGATATAAAGCACCGCATTTTAGAAAGCGGTTTGCTAACCAAGCTTGTTGGCCTGCGCAACAAAAACGCCATAGAGCCAATATTAACCGAACTCGAATTACTAACCGAGCAAGACAATCGCGTAAAGCCAGGCACAATAAAAGTGCACCGCAACGACGACGGCACACTAAGCATAAACGCACAAACGCGCCAGTATGGGAGCAGCAATGAACTTTAAAACAATGATGCAAAATGCAGGCTTGCCAATGGACGAGCAATCAGCAGCAGAGCAATGGCAAACACAACTAAAAGAGCAAAACATACAGGTTGCTAATAACTCACCGTTTAGCCCTTTTTGGCGAACCGTTGAAGCGCTAATAACCAAGCCGTTAGTACAGCTATTAAACTGGGTTGCGCAGCAGCTTATGCCAAATCTATTTATAATGACCGCCAGCCGCGACGCGCTAATAGAAAAGCACGGCCCCGCGCGCAACGTTTTCATTCAGGTGGGCGTAGCGGCTCAAGGCATACTCACGTTCACGCGCCAAAACACCACGGGCGAAAGCTCAATTACTGCCGGTGCGCAAATTGCTACCGACGTGCTAGGCGAACAAGTATATAAATTAACGCTAATGCAAGATGTGAATTTTGCAGCAGGGCAAAGCACGGCGTACGCATTGGCGCAAGCGCAGCAAGAGGGCGCAGCATATAACTTGCCAGCAAACGCATACCGTTACTTTTCTGAGCCGCAAGAAGGCGTAACAGTAACCAACAGCGAAGATTGGCTTATAAAGCCAGGTGCAGACGATGAAAGCACCGAGCATTACCGCCTACGCATACGTAACGTGTTCGGCACCGCCGCCCGCTGGCACATTAACGCAGTGTACAAACAAATAATTGCAAGCTTTGGCGTGCCAATAGATAACATCTATATTCAAACCGGAGCGCCACGCGGTCCAGGTACAGCAAATGCCTACATATATTTAGACATAGGCGCAGTGCCAACCGCTTTGCTGGGGGCAATTAATCAGCACATAAGAACCGCAGGGCATCACGGCTTAGGCGACGACTTCATAGTGTATGCAATGGCAACCACTGGGTTTAATGTAACAGCAACATACAAACTGCACTCGCAAAGCGAAGACATACAAAGCGAGTTAACAACATTTATACAAGCAGCGTTCAGGCAAAATGCAGCGTACGCACCCACCCGCGTAGCGCACCAATGCGTGTTTAGCGTTAGCCAATTGGTGGCAGAGTGCCACGCGCAATTTAGTGAGCTGCAATCAATCAAGTTCGATATTGACGACATAACCGCCGCCAACTGGCTGCCCGTGCTTTCATCGCTAACAGTAACTAAGGTCGAAAATGGCTAACCAAATAGCAACATGGCTAAATAAAGGCTACGCAGAAAAACTAGTAAAAGCGGCTACAGGGTATTGGAGCAAGTCGCGCAATTACGTTATGTGGGCTGTGCAGCAAAAAGACGAGCTGCAAAACGAAGAGCCAATTCTCGGCCTGCTAGCGTGGGAGCGATTAACGCAGCGGTTAAATAGTGAGCCGCTGGATCTCTACCGAAAACGCGTGCAGCACGCGCTAGTCAATACAATTGACGCCGGAGAAATAGCAACCATAAAAGATATTTTTAACCGGCTGGATCTCCAAGTCATAAATGTGCGCGAGCGAATAGAGGGCCGCGACTGGGATATTATTGCAATAGACATGGCCGACTCAGCGCTAGCAAGCGCATACGAGCTACTGCCAGAGCTAATACAGTTGT